AGAGATTAAGATCTGTTGCAAATCCAGTGGGTGTATCAGTATCGATTGATTTAATTATATAAACTGCACCAGATTGTTGACCAGTGACTTTATCACCAACTTTAAAGTTAAGTGATGTGACACTAGAGACATCAAGAGTTTTAGATCCCGCATCCCAAGTTTTAACTCTTGCACTTTGAGTGGATCCTGCACCAGTTCCAGATTGGAAGAGTAATCTTTCATTAAATATGTAAGTTCCTAGCCCAATCGTTGTCGCAGCACCGATTGTAATTGTTGGAGCTGTTGTATATCCACTACCCGCATTGCTGATATAAATCGCACTAATTGTCCCGCCTACACTAAGAATGGCTTCACCTGTCGCAGTGGTTCCTGAGGGTGGCGCAGAGAAGGTAACTGATGGTGTGGTGGTGTATCCAGATCCACCGCTAGTGATTGTCACAATACCGATTGAACCTAGTGTTGTAATACCTGCAGTTGCGATTCCAGTTCCAGACATTGTAACAGTTGGGATTCCCAAGTATCCTCTACCAGGGTTAATTAACAACAGACGATTAATTGATAATCCCGTCGCAACTCCAGATCTGGATGTCATAATGGCGACTGCAGTTGCACTTATATCTGGAGATGTGCTGATAGACACCGTTGGTGCAGACAGATACCCATAACCATCATTTTGTAAGAACAGTCTCTGAACAGCATTATTGACAACACCAGTGTTCGCAAGAGCTGTGCTTCCAATACCAGACATTACAATTCTGGTGATATAACCATCGGTCTGAATGATTGAATCAACTTCATCCACACCAGTGTCAATAACTTCATCTTCATATTCAAATTGTTCACAAGTCAATTCATAGACATAAAGTTTTTGTAATTGATAAAAAGGTTTTTCATGTTCTACAAATTTAATTTCAAGCAGCTTTTCACCCAAAGGAAAATAAATCAGATCTCCCTCTTTTGGTCTTGCAGTTAGAACATAATCTGTGGATGAGGATTCTAAGAACGGTGTAATATAACTTTCAAATCTCTCCTTTGAAATAACAAGATTAAATTCTTCTGTCGCACGAATACCAAACTTTGTAAGAACCTCTCTCTGACCCGCTGGCCCTTCAAAGTTTGAAAGATAAACCTCTAACGGAAATGTTTGATCATAAACTGAACGAATGACCTCCTTAATAACACTTTTCGTTGCTAGGAGTTTTCTAGGAATATAATAACACTCCACTCCATACATGCGGAGTTGTTCATTGATTAAATCCTGGACAAGGTTTTGTTCACCTTGAGATCCTTGTAAAAAAAATGGATTTAACATTATCCTATCATATCAAGAGGAGGCATTTCATAGGTGGATGCCATCTTAGCCTCTATTTCCGATAACTCTCGTATACCGTCTTCATAAATTTGTCTTCCATTTAATTGAACACCACCTGGAAGTTGAACACCCTGAAACTTAATCAGATTCATACCCCACTGTTTTTTACAAAGGGCGGTGAAATATTTTTTTAAAAATGGATCGTTGTAAACTCTGGTAAAATCATTAGGATCTAAGATCCTAAAACAATCAATAACAAAGTGATCATCCACTGTAATCTGTGACCAATCCACATCAATAAACAATTTATCTTGTCGAGTGTTAAAACGATATCTAACTTCTGGGTTTAATAGAAAGGAAATATCTTCAAGATAGGTTTGAACCATTGAATATTGAAGAAGATCAACAGAACTGAACTGATATAAGTCATTTAAAAATAGTTGATAACGAATATTGAACAAACCATCATATACAGTATCTGATCTAATTTTAAAAATATTGTTGATGCCAATAACAGATGGTGGAATTTGAATGTAGTTACTATTCTCTTCAAGTGAAAATGTTACGGAAGATCCATCGATTGTTGCCGTTGCTGTCGTGGTGCCAATACCCGCAACAGAATTACCACCTCTCGATCTGCCTCTATCAATATCAGCCTGTGTAATTTTATATTTTAAATATAATCTTGCGATACCATCATAGTGTCTCTCTTGGAAGACTTGAACAGCGTCATCCAATAGATCTTCAAATTGCTCATCCGCAACGTTGATTTCCAAAACAGGATACCCAAGTTGTCTCTTGGCATAATCAATTAAACCGCTTCTGGAACTTGGTTGAGCCATTCATCTAACCTTTATTAAGTATTTAGTTTCTGCACTATGATGGATAACATGTCTTTGATGTCACCAATATCATTTTTTACATTATCAAGTTCTTGTTTCATCTGTTCAAACTGCTCAGCTTTTGATTGCATAGCGTCTCTTTGAGCTATGTAAGTTTCATAAGCTGATCGGTCTCTGTTAATAATAGCTTGAGAATTAGAGTCTCGATAGAGACCTGCAAAACCCTCGACAGGAATATATTTTGACATTATGCAAGTGCAATCGCTCTGAGATCTTTAATGTAAGGTGGTTCAGCTTGATTTGTTCCAACCATATCAATCTTGATTTGGAATTTAGTAAATTTAGGGAGAGGGCCACTAGAGAACTGATAATCTTTAAAAGAAATATCAGAACTTGGAGTTACCAAAGTATTTGGAAGACCATTACTATTAGATGGATTTAAAACAGTTCCAGATTGTGTAAAATTGTTTGTGCCTGGGAATGGTTCAAAGTTTTGATTCATACTGTTTTCTACAGAGCCTTCAGAAATAATTTTATAGAAAACTCTGATATCTGCAGAAGATCTACGATATGCGGCAAGTTGAACTCTAAGTTCTGTAGAAGGATTTTCAAGAACCACCAAACGAGAAACATAAGTTGAGGCACAGGGGTCTAGACCAGTGATGTTAACTCTAGAATCTGTTGCAAAATTTGTCACAGGGTTATTGATTCTATTTGTTGTTGTGCAAACATTTACACGATCTAAGTCTATGACTGGTGAAACATCTGGATCTCCACTAATTAAAATAGTTTCAAGAGTAAACGATTTATTTCCTGGTAGATCAGAGAGTTTACTCTGTTCATTAACTTGAGACGCGATTAGTCTTGGAGTATTAAATGTGTTTTGACCCGCAAGATCAACAGACACAAATCCTTGATCAATAAAAGACTCTTCATTGCCGCCAACACTAGTTGCAGAAATAGTTCTCACTCTTCCAGAAACAGAAGTTCCTGGTGGAGTCATGGTTTGAATATTTGGTGTAAGAGTCTCGAATTGAATATTTTGAGTTGCAGTGACACCATCACCACCTGTTTGCTTAGTGGAGGAAAAATAAAGATCGGGGAAAGAACCTCCACTTCTATCAGTTCCATTGCTATCCATATTTACTTTAATATGATAAAAATCCAAGTCCTTTTCATTTGGAACCGTAACATCTGGATTATTCATGTCATGAGTCCTATTAATTCTTCTTAGTGAAACACCACCAAGTTCATACTTCTTGACTTCTGTGCCTGCAGGATAAGAGAAAACTCCAGTTTCATCAATACCTCTGGTTGTAATGCCAGTGATTGCACCTGTGGCTGTCCCAGTGTATGCAATAATTTCATTACCAATTTTTAAATAACCATGATTCGTTGTTCCTACACCGACAGATTCAAATGTGTCAAAATTGGAAGAAGATACGACTGATATATTTGCAGTTGAGGTTCTATCATAATCAGCGGTCAAAGTTGTCACAGGAACATCAGATTCAATATTGGAAATTTTTACAAGATTATTAAAAGCGTGCATTGCATGAGCACGATGGTTTACCTTAAAATGTAAACCATCATTAGTCGTATTAACATCAAAAGAGCTAATTGTGCATCCATTTCCAATGACAACAACGTTAGAACCATTATTAAATGTAATAGTCCCCACACCAGTTATAAATGAACCTTGAATTTGATCTAGAATCAGAGTATTTGTGGAAGTTATGATTCCAACTGCTAAAATGTCTCCAGCACCATTTCCAAGTCCAAGAGTGCTAATTCCAACTGTGTCTCCAACTGCAAAATTCTTACCACCATTCGTAACTGTCACTGCAGAAATTTCACCATTAGAAACTGTAACATTTCCGATCATTCCAGATCCAGATCCAGTTAAAGTTACTAAAGGAATACTACTATATGTCAAACTTCCACTTGAAGGTGTATATCCTACACCAGCATTAATGATTGAGAGAGTTTGAGATCCAACACTTGCAATACCAGCAGTAGAGATGAGCTTTGCAGATGCACTCAAATTACCACTTTGAGTGATTGTAACACCGGGAATCAGTCCAGTTGGAGCTGTGAACGTTGTGCCAAGACCAACAATTGCTTTTCTTGAAAGAATTTGAATAGGGCTTGGTGGCAGAGTTATAACTTGTCTATTTCCTTCACTCAAAACTGGATTAAAGAATCTAGCGACACCAGATTGTGTATTAAACACAGCCTTATTGAGTGTCATCTTAAGATCTTCATATTGACTTGGATCCCAAGTCCCACCGTTTTGTGATTTAAATAGAGATCCAAGGTATGGTTGTTGTGTAATAATTGTCTGTTGAGCGTCTGGAAGATTTCTTGTTGAAATATCAACTTCACCCATTCTAGCGATCCAGGCATTATAATTTGTAGAGTCGCTTAGAAGAACAACACAGTATTCAGTTTCACCAGTCAAATAAACTGGAGATTCAAAAGTAAATTTAGTTGAAATTGAAGCGTCTTGAGAAATATTTACTAGGTTTGGATCTAACTCAATTTGTGCAAATGGTAATACTTTGGAAGTTGGAAGACCTGTTTCAACAGTTCTTAACTGACAAACAACTGGTAGTGTATTATCTTTAGATTGAAAAAATGTTTCTACACTAGTAATAAAAACACCAGTCGCTTGATCAACTTTAAATGTTTGTGCAAGGGGATCGCCGCGCTGGACATTAATATTAAAAATATTCTGTTCAACAACATTTAAATCAACACCGGTGATTTGTTGAGTGCGAACTCCTGCAGTTTGTGTCTCTGTAATTCGACCAAGAGTTTCTGTATTAACAGATAATCGATCTGGGCCAAGTTGTCTAGATGTTGTAGATGATTGAACTCTAGTATCTTGATGATTAATTCTCCTAATCTGTGGAACTCTAGTGCTTAAAATCGTTTCTTGCACTGTCTGTAGTTCACCTTGAGCGTAGAAGTTTGATTCAGCAGAACTAGTTACAGTCCCTGCGATTAAACTGTTCACGGAGCTAGTGCTGAATTTTAACGTTTTAGTTCCAGTTTCCCATCTTGGGTTACCAACAAGATTCGGATCAGGAATGAGAAAACATCCCTTTAATTTACCAATAGCGTCACTAATTAATCGAAGATTTGAAACCGTGGCTTGAGCACCACTCGTTTGACCTCGGAGTAACATTCCATTTCTGACCTGACCTCTAAACTGGCCTTGAGCTTCCGATGAAAGGCTAAAGGTGTCTACGTTTAAGATGGTTGATGAAGATGAATAATTGGATGGAATAATTGCATTATTAATATATGGGTTATTACCATAATTATTCGTTGGAGCGTTAAAAGGCCCATCCTTATGATTCGGAGTGCATAATCTAAACACAAATGATGGAGAGGCCCCTCTTCTTAATTCCTCTGGAGTATAACCAAATACTGTCTCACCAATTGAAAACGTTCCAGAAGTCATTGTAACTTCTAAAAGTTTTGGAGTTAAATATTGAGTTACATCAATAGCATCAAAAAATCCATAAAAACGAGTTAATGGTTTTAATTTAGAAATACTAAACTCAATATTTCTAGATCTCATAAATGGAATAATATCTCTACTTACAATTCTATCGCCCAGGCTATCTCTAGTCTCACTGGGAGTAATTTGAAACTGAATACCATCTCTTGATTGTCTAGTTGAGGTTTCGATGTCTTGCATCGTTCTCTCCAACGTAAACGTATCTCTAGTAGTTGTGGTGGTGTTTCTGGTGGTAAAGTTGGTTTGATTAGTTTGTGTTGTGATATTAACATTACTACGACCAGATGCAGATCGTGCGCCAATATTACCACCACCAACTGCAAAAGTATCTGAACTGAAATCTACATCAGTTATAGCAGTTCTTGCAGCACCTTGAGTTGTGCTACTTTCAATTCTGGTGTTTACAACCCTCTCTGATGTCCAGTTAGTTTCCCATGCACCCCAATTAACCTCGCTAAATCCAGTTTGTGCATTAACACCGAGAATTGAGACAGCGGCATCAAACGCAGCGGTTTGTCTAACAGTGCTCGCATTAACTCTTCTTGTGTCAATCCAAGTATCTGAATTTGGTGTGAGTTTGATTTCTCCAGAATAAAATGTAACCAAAAATGGAGTAACATTTTCAACTCTAGATGCAAATGGTTGTCTAAAATAAAGACGCTCGACATAATCAAGAGTTACCAAACTGCCGGTCTTTCTAATATTTTGACCGGAAATATCATTAATAAAGTTTAAATCCACATTAGAATTTGATGTTGTCCCTACACCAACTAAAGCTTGAGATCCAGGAATAAGATCAATTGCAGTAGTATAATGTCCAGGTCTTAATATACCATTTTTAGCATCAATACTAGCAGAAAAATCAACGTGAGCAATATGATGTGAGTCATGAGATTTAAAATTATCAACAAAAAATCCAGATTTAAATCTGTTAAGCCCATTTGCATCTACGACCTGTAGGTTTGAAGTTTCAGTCTCAAGAAGAGATAATTGAGTATAGAATTCAATATTTTCAATTCTTTTTTCAAGACCTGCAATATCAGACATGGTAAATCTTTTATATTGCGTTCTCTGCACCACAACGTCTTTTGTATTATAAACATAAGGCGGAACAAAAACCTTAGCAACTTCTATAGCGTCGTCAACACCCTGAGGTTCGGCAGGATCATCTGAAGCGAGACCAGATACATAGGTAAATTTACCATCTTTATCTAAAAATAGTCTATCTCTTCTGGGTTGATAATAATCATAAGTTACTATCAATGTTTCATCTGGAACAAGAGGGTCTAAAATACTTGATCCAGAGGATGCAAATGATCTTGATGCAAAATCAAATGGAGATTTTGTAGAGGATGTATCATACGCAGAGACTCTTGGTCGAATATCGATTAAATCGCTAGTGATGATATCATAAAAAGAGTTGATAGGAATAACTTGACGATTTAAATTTGATGGATAACTTGAAGCACTGTAAAAATCACCTGTATCACTAGAGTCTATGAATAGATTTTGAAATACAATTTTTAATTTATTAGTTGGTTCTGAGAAATTTTTATCTCTCTCAATGTAGGAATAATCATAATAAGTTGATGTATCATTGGTGACGATAAAAAATCTATTAGTGATGTTTCTATCGCCATCTGTAGTGGATGCAACAAGAGCGGTCACGCCTGATGTCGAAGATTTAACTCTCTCTGCGATATTAAATTTGTTTTCATTTAAAAATA